TTGATCATGGCTAAGTACGGTATCGGTCCGGAGTGGTTCCGGAATTTTTGATCATGCATGAGGGGAAGGTGGTGGTGTGGCCGATGAAAAGCGCGAGCAGGCGCGGGAGCTCTGGGAGAGATCCGGCGGTTCGCTATCACTTGGAGAAATCGCGAAGCGGGTAGGCGTTTCACGGGACACCGTAAAAAGCTGGAAGCGTCGTGATAAGTGGAGTACAGACGCACCCAAACGGGCGGGTGCAAAAGTGGGTGCACCCAGCGATGCACCTCGCAACCGAGAGGCCCGAGCTAACACAACCATAGCCAAGACGGTAGAGCAGGCTGAAGGCCTGACCGATATTGAGAAAGATTTTTGCGTCCATTATGTCCAATGCTATAGCGCCGCGCAAGCAGCGTGGCGATCAGGAAGATACCCTACGTACGGTAGCGCCAAGACCGCCGGATGGACGATGTTGCACCGCCCCGCGGTCCAGGCGGAGATCCAGCGGCTAAAGGCGGTCAAGCGCGCTGGCATACTTGCTGACGGTGATGACGTGATCGAGCAGTATATGAGGATCGCCTTTGCGGATATGTCGGACATGGCGGTGTGGGCGTACGATAAGAAGAAGGGGCGAAGCCGTGCGGCAGTCATTCCGTCCACTCAAGTAGATGGGCAACTTGTTGCCGAAGTTTCTGAGACAAAAGACGGCTTTCGGATCAAGCGCCTGGAGCCTTACAAGGCGCTGGAGTTTTTAGCACAGTATTTCCTCTTGAACCCCATGGACAAGCACCGCAAGGCATATGAGGAGAAGCGGCTGGAGCTGGATGAGCGTCGGGCAGACGCGGAGATAAAGGCTTCCGTATCGGGAGACCCCCTTGGTCAACACCTATCTGCCGGATCTCACTCAGCCCGGCGCTGTGAAGACTGGCGAGGTCGAGATGGTCAGCGCAGTTGCGCTAAAAGCGACGCGCTCCGCGGGTGTTCTTCGTAACATCCACATTGCGTAAGGAGGCGAGATAAATGCCGAGAATCTACGCAGTCAATGAAGACTACGAGAACGCATGGGCCGGGCTTCCCGCCTCGCACGGCGTTCTTGTTCTCGCCTCCGGAGCGGACACCTCCTGGTTCACCGCTCACGGTTACACCGTGGACGCCAGTAAGCACGTCCGGACGCTGCTCGACGACCTGACCCCGACGCAGCTACGGCAGCTGTGCGCCTACCTTGGTATCACCATTGATGCCGGCGAGGACCCCGACTCCAAGCATACCCTGGTCCGTGCCATCGAGGGCGACATCAGCGCCAAGTATATCGCAGCTGTTACAGTAGCTTCCACCGCTGGGGCGGAAGCCGGTGACAGCGATATCGCCATCACCGGCGCTGGCACTTACAAGTACAAGACGGGGGTCGACGCCGCGCCGGCCTTGTATTTCATGGACGTTCCCGACAGTACCTGGGAGGACATCGAGACCGGCACGGATATCACACCCGCCGAAGGGCACAACAAGATCGGCGTCGTCAAGCTCAACGCGGCCGGCTATGTCATCGGCTACGGTTCCGACGACATCACCGTCAACGCCGGCTGATAACACAACTACGTAGAGGACGGCCTTCCGGTCGTCCTCTTGATATGAAAGGAGGCGGCGGAAATGCTGGCCGATCTGAAAACCTTGCTTGGCATCACCGATACCGCCCAGGACAATCTTTTAAATTTGCTTCTCCGGCAGGTTTCGAAAATGGTACGGTCTGAAACCAATCAGGATAGCGTTTCTCCCGCAATGCAGAGCCTGATCGTAGAAATGGCCGCGGATGCGTATTGGCTGCGTCCTCAGTCAGCCGGAGAGATAGCTGGGGCAGTATCATCGGTAAGTGACAACGGGCAAACGGTCGCATACCGTGAAAGCGCTTACGCCCAGGTGTTGAGTGAGGTAAGCGTTAAAGTGCTTAAGAGCTATGGTACCAGGATGGATGCCTTCCGGCGTCCGAGGTGGTAATACCATGCGTATACCGGATAGCTTCAAGGCCGCGCAGGCGGCTGTGTTTCAGGATAAGACGATAGCCTGGCATGCTGCGGAGCAGAGCATAGGCTCTCTCGGTGGCGTTTACCAAACACCCGCGGAGGAGGCCACTGCTTCATACTCGGATGTAAATGTCCAGGTTCTTTCCGACGCACTCCTCGCTCAGGAGTACGGTCTTGTTGTAGGGCGGGACATCTTGATCACAAGATCCACTTCTCTCCCGATTCCGCAAGGCGACTTCATCAATTGGGAAGGCGCCACCTACCGCGTTGTGACTAATATCGCTCACGATTCGCACTGCCGGCTGCTGGGCGAGAAGGTGAATCTATGAGGGTAGAGGCAGACACCAAAGCATTGGAGGCAAAGTTTAGCCGCCTCGAGCGTGGGGCAGATCAGATGGCTCTGGATATTGTCAATCGGCTCACCAACAGCGGCTGGGAAATGTCTGTGCTCTTGGCCCCGAGCAGATCCGGGGAGCTTCGGCAGGGGATTCAACCTACGCCGGCGGCAATCGTCGGGGGCCTCGCGGAGGGTGATTGGCACTCACGGAGTGATCATAGTGGTTATGTCGAGTATGGCACGGGGCGTCCTGGCACGGTGGGGGCCGTGGCTAATGGGCAAGAGCGGGATCCTGCGGCGGCCGGATTTACGTACACCTTACAGACCGTCATCCAAAGCGGTCCATATGCTGGGCGGATTCAAGAGGGCTGGGTGTATTACGACGAGCAGCTGCAGCGTTTTATCCATACACTTGGTCAGGCCGCGCAGCCCTTTATGTACCCGGCCTACAAGCGGGTGCAAGAAGACGCCGGGAAAGAGGCCTCCGCTGTCGTGCACCGCGCGCTGAAGGAGTAATCATGGCTGATGTACACGCCCTCATAAAAGGGCTCATTGACACGATCGCGGGGGTTGACTGGAGCCCCGGGGAATTCCCGCAGTCCCTCGCCAATATCGCGAGTATTCCCGCTGGGAGCTGGGGCGTCAACGCCTCTTCCGGCGGATCCACGAGCACACGGCGAGAAGCGCTCATAAATACCCGTGTCACCATAAGCGTGTGGGCTGGGACGGCAGAAGTACGTGCGGCTGTCGAAAACGCGGTACGCGCTGCTTTCGTAGCGACCGGCTTCTCAGTTGTGGCGACAAACCCGCGCGAGGTTGCACTGCCTGGGAAATTCACAGCCTATGTTGGCTCGCTGTCCATAACGGGGCTCATCGACACCCAGACCTACTGGGTATACCAATCGGCATAAGGAGGTAATTATATGCCTGATAATCTTGTTGCGATGAATACAAAGCTGTATGTCCAGAATGGGCTAACTTGGGAGCAGGTTTCCGATCTTTCAGAAACACCCAGTTTCATGGGGCTTCCCGACTCCATAGAGCTCCCCGCCATGGATAGAGGCTACAAGGGCTATGCCCCGGGGCAAATTGATCCCGGGGACATGGTTTTCAAATTCCTCTTTTCCGGCCCGGGGGCTGGGACGAACTGGGCAGTTCTGCGGTCGAAGCAGATCGCTAAGACCAAAGACTACTATCGGATTGTGTATCCGGATGAATCGGGGTTTCAGTGGGGGGCAAAAGTTGGCGTGTCGATGGACGAGAAAGGTGAAGCAAATACACCGCTTACGTTCTCCTGTAAGCATTTCACAAATGAGGAAATTTTGCCGCTTGACGAAGTGGATCAGGTTGCTACGCCTGTGGCCACACCGGGCGCGGGGGCTGTGGCATCGGGGGCCACGGTCGCTTTGTCCTGCTCCACGACCGGAGCGGATATCTACTACACGACTGACGGTAGTACACCCACGAATGCCAGCACCAAGTACTCTGCCGCGATCGAGATCACCGCGCCTGTTACGATTAAAGCGCTGGCTTGCAAGGCGGGTATGGAGACGTCTGAGGAGCTCTCTGCAGCCTACACGATCTCCGGTACCTGATAGGCAAGAAAAACGACACTGTAAGCGCGGAAATGCCGCGCTTACAGGCTTTTTATTGACAGGGGGCCTTCTTCCACTTATATTGATCGCATACCGCTTATACTGGAGGTACCGATATGATATGTAAGAAATGCGGTCAAGAAACCCCCGATGGATCAGCATATTGTCAAAATTGCGGGGAGCAGATGGCGTACGCCCCCGTGAAGAAACGTACGAGTAACGCCCCGATCGTCCTGCTTATCCTCGCTATTGTGAATCTATTATTTTTCGCTATATTTCCTGGGCTTTGCACGCTTATCGGAGTTGGATTTTTTATTCCGCTGTTGATCTTCTGTATAAAAAACAATCGTAGAGGTGCTTCTATAACGGGGATGACGTTCTCGTTGGTGGCCGTTTTGTTATCTTCTATCTTTTGGGGATCTCCTGTGAGTTCTGTATCCTCTGCACCAGCCGCAACCTTGGCGCCGAAAGTCTCGGAGGCTACTGTCACAGCAAAGGCTACGCCGAAAGTCATGGAAGCCACGGCCACGGCGCGGGTTACGCCGAAGGTTGTGGAAGCCACGGCTACGGTAAGGGCTACGCCAACGAAGATCCCAGTGCTTGTAGAAATTAGAAAGGTTTCTTTCGGAGAGGATATACTCGGGTTTCCCTTTTTCTCCCCGGATCTTTATAACGGGTCTGATAAGCCAATTGATGCGGTCGAGATTAATTTTAGGTGTGAAAATCGTTTTGGAGAACCGTTATATACACTTCTAAGCCTTACCAATGGCGGGGTCTTCTTATACCAGGAAAGCATTGAACCCGGGGAAGGGACTGGGGAGAGGTACTCTTGCTCTCTTATGAACTTCGATGATACGGCTATCTTGTATTTATCTATTGCTAAGTACCATTACAAAGACGGTGAAACGATAGAGATCCCAGAGGACCAATGGCAATGGATAAGGTTTGAAAAACCATAAAC